TACCAAGAGTGGCTAAACAAGGCTACAGGACTTTCACACGATAAAAATAAGGCATCGGACCTGCTACATGAGGTACTTGCACGGTTAATGGATAGACCAGAGGCAGATGTAGAAGAAATTTGCTGTGGTGGGAAGATAGAAGCATACATAAATAGAGCCATTTGGCTATCATGGCACAGCGGTAGAAGTGATTACGCTATGAAGTATCGCAAATACTACGAGTTGCATACAGATAGCCGGGTAGAAGATACCAAACAGGATGACACGTGGATAGGTGCATTTATAGATGGTGAGTATTTATACAGTGCAATCGGTAGGCTAAACGAATTTGACAGCATACTACTGCGCCTATACTCCAAACCTGACTTCGATTACAAAGAATTAAGCGCACAGACAGGTATACCCTATGCCTATCTGCGCACATCCATACATAGGGCATTAAAACGAATACGCGAATATGTTAAACTTCAACGTGCCATTGCACATTCAACGAGAGAGAATTAGTATTTGCAACACTTGCAAGTTCTATAACTCAACATTCAAGACCTGTGGTACACCTTTGATTGGTGGTAAAGTAGATCCTGAAGAAAACAATGTGACCTACTACAAAGCGAAAATAAAGTTGTGCGGTTGCTTCATGGAAGTGAAAACAAAATTCAGATTTGCATCCTGCCCGGCTAACAAATGGTTTGCTTTAGACATGAAACCTGAAGAGATAACCGTATTAGATCAGTTCATAAATCGCGTCAACAAGGCCAACAAGATAGAGCCTGATGATATCAATCTTTTGTATCATTGGTATAGCAAGATAAGTAAGAAGCACCAACAGCCAAGCGGATGTGCATCATGCATACGCGATTTGATTAATGAATTTCGTAGACAATTAGGAAAAGTAGAAAAATAATAATACCATGCCATTACCCACACCAACACCTGAAGAAAGTAAAAACGAATTTGTAGCACGCTGTATGAGTGATGCTAAGACACAAAGTGAATACCCAGATAGTCAACAGCGCATAGCCGTGTGCATCGCGCAGTATGATGCTAAATAACAATATCTTATCGAAGCTTATGGAAAAGACACGGAATGACAAAGGCCACCTGCTACCAGGTCATGGTGGATTAAAACCGAAAGGTGCAGTTAGTGAAAAGACAAAGATGTGGAATGAGTTAGGCGAATGGTTTGTGCAACAAGGTGCAGCCAAGTGTATGCGCATAATGAATGATATGGAAGATGAAGAGTATATTAAACACTACACTGCGCTACTTGAATACTTCAAACCTAAACAGGCCCGAATTACTCACAGCGGAGATGAAAAAGCACCGGTTATTATCCAGGTGCATTCAGACCTGTAACAAATTTATTTCTCTTTTGTTACAAAATTGACACAAAAAAGAATCAAAAACTACAATACTACACGCAATGAAAATCAATGTTAAGATAGCAGCTAATGCGCAGGGCATAACGCTCGGCAAATACATCGACTATCAAAATGCAATTGATAAGATTGAACAGGTGCGCATCATCACTGGCAAGAACAGCGAAAGCATAAAGCTTATGCAGATGCAAGTGATAGATGAAATCATCATGCGCTTTGAAGCAGCAATTAAGATAGGCAGCAACAACTTTGAACGGAAGGTTGATTGTGGCCTGTACAAAATAGGCTTTATTCCTAACTTAACTGAAATGAGTTTTGGTGAATACATCGACTTGGATACTGCCTGTGGCAATCTGTACAAGGATGATAAGATAAATGGTGAGGCTGCACTAAAGATGATGTGCATACTATACCGACCTGTTAAAGCTTCATTTGGTCAGTACTACGATATTGAGAAGTACAACCCAACAGAAGTACGCAAGTACAGCGATGCTATCAAGCAGTTGACTTTAGATCATGTACTGAATGTGCTGGTTTTTTTTTCGAATTTAGAAGGGGAACTATACAACAGTTCCCTCGAATATTTGGCAAAGGAGATAACGGAGATAGTGAAGGAGATGAAGCAGGAACAACCCCAGACGGCCTAAGTGTTTACGGATGGTTCCACATCATCGAATCTTTGGCGAATAGGGACATAACGAAGTTTGATGCTGTGACAGAGCGCAATGTTTATGAAGTGTTTACGCACCTAACGTACTTAGCAGATTACGTGTATGTGCAGAAAGTAGAAATGAGAAAACAAAAAAGATAATGAGTAGCTACAATTACAGTTACAACGTACTTATCAATAGGCTTGAAGCATTTGCTGCAGGTCACTTTCTGATTAAGCGTTTTACACACGGACAGATTGACCTTGCAGATCAGTTGCAAGATGATGAATACCCCTTCATGCACGTAGTGCCTGAGAAGATTAGTCCTGTTGATGGTGGTATGCAGTTTGATTTTCTTATCATGTTCGCAGATATACCACGCGATAAAGAATACAAAGCAGAATACCAGCGTGAGGTTATCAGTGATTGTGTGCGATTAGGGCAGGACTTGATAGCTGAAGTTAAGAATGGATTGCAGCTATTTGGATTCGATGTGCAGTTGGTAAACAATCCTACGTTTGAGCCTTTCATGGAAGAGCAAAAGAACACTGTGACCGGTGTGACTTTTACTCTATCACTTGAAGTGCCGTGGGACTGGAGTGCGTGTGATATACCTGCGATATGGTCAGTAGGTGGAAGCAGCACAGGTGGAAGTGGTACAGGTTATGGCATCACACTTCAGACAAATGGAGTGAACAACGTAGTGCAGAATCTTCTCAACTTAGAAGCAGGCACTAACATAACTATCACAGACAATGGCAATGGTACTGTGACAATTGATTCAACAGGTGGAGGTGGTGGAGGCAGTCCGTACGTATCGACAGAGTATAATGCTAACCACACTACAGCACAGGGCAACCCTTATCAAATAGGTGATAGAGTTTGGTACAATGGCAGCGTGTATGCTTGCATTGCAAACAATGATGGTATCAATCCATCTAATCCTGCTTATTGGACATTGCAAAGTGCAGGTTACAGATTGCGTCAAACACCTGTTGACTGGAATGCGAGTAGTGGTGACTATCAAATACTGAATAAACCAACACTTGCAACAGTTGCCACCACAGGTGACTACAATGATTTGATAAACACACCTGCACCACCAACACCACAGGGTTTGCAGGATGTGATTACAACGGATAACGACCTTACTTTAAACAACACTATTGAAGGCAATGCCACTAATCTGCTGTGGAATGCCAACAAAGAATTTAAAATTTATCCTGATGCAACAGGATTCTTTGAAGTGTTTGTAGGTAAGTATCCACCAAGTGAAACCAAATTAAAAATTAGTGCGACTGAAGGGTATTTGTATAGCAAAGGTGCAACAACGCAGCAGTTCAAAACAGATACCACTAATCTATATATTCAAACACCTGCTGTAAGTGCAGGTACTGCAACAGTTGGACAGGTGCTTACATTAGGTAATGCCTCAACAGGTGCAGTGGAATATACCACCATTAGTGCAGGTTCAGGCACGGTTACATCAGTAGGACTTACAATGCCTGCTGCATTTAATGTCACAGGTTCACCGGTTACAACTGCAGGTACTTTAGCTGTCACAGGTGCAGGCACAACTGATCAATATGTGCGAGGTGATGGAACACTGGCTAACTTCCCTGCAACAGGTGGTGGAGGTGGGCAGGTATTTTACTTCAATGGTAACATATCACAAGGCACAATAGGTGGTAATGATTACTACGAATTAGGCATAGCTGCTAATACAGGACCAGCAGCTAACTTCACGCGAGCTACTACAGGTGCTATTGCTCGATTCATCACAGATGTTGGTGAGCCTAATCACTTGATAATACCTGCAGGTGTATGGACAATCGACGTGTACTTGAGTGAAACAGGAGGCGGTGCAAATCACGCACAGATACTTGCCAAGTTATACACTTACAATGGCAGTACCTTCACACTTGTTGCCACTTCCACAATGGAAGAAATCACAAATGGAAGTACACCTGATTTGTACACCTTCACTATATCAGTACCTACTACAACAACAGCTGCCACTGATCGCATACATATTGAGTTTGATATTCAGAATACAAATGGTAAGACAGTTACCCTGTATACTGAAGATGCGCGAATCGGTGAAGTACATAGCACATACGCAATCGGATTAAGCTCATTGAATGGGTTAACTGCTAACACACAAAATTTTGCAGTAGGCACTACCGGTACTGACTTCGCAATAAGCAGTGCAGGAAGTACACATACGTTTAACCTGCCCACTGCATCTGCAGCTAATCGTGGTGCATTGAGTAGTGCGGATTATACCAACTTCAATACTGCCTACACTAATCGCATCACGAGCCTTACAACAACAGGTACAAGTGGTGTTGCTACTTTGATAGCTAATACGCTCAACATTCCAAATTATGGAGTAGGCACGGATACGTTTACACTTCGTTTTACGATTGCAAACGTAGCACCAGCGGATAATCAAAACTACTTACTTGCGGATATCACTCCTAACCTAAACACAACAGGAACACTTTACAAAGTGACTTTTCCTTTTGCGTGTAAGTTAGTAGGCGCAGGTATTAACGTTATTAACCTAACTGGTAATGCCACAACAGAAGCTTCAACATTCAACTTCCGTTTGAACAATTCAACTGATACGCTACTATCAAATGCAGTAGTAATGAGTGGTGCGGCTAATACATTTAACGTCTACAATATCACAGGACTTTCTACCAATATCGCGGCAAATGATACCGCGCAAATCAAATGGACTACGCCTGCATGGGCAACTAACCCAGCAGCTGCTTACGTATTCGTGCATTGTTATTTTGAACGTACTTAATATGAGAAAAGAATACCAATATAAATTGCAAGGTGATGGTACTGATTCATGGGTAGTCAGTGAGTATAACGAGAATGATGAACTTGTAACACGCTACATGGTGTATGAAGACCCTACAAACAACACAGGCAACGCATTGAAGGCTGTCCAATCTGCTACACCTGAAGAGTTGATAGAGATTAAAAAGATACTCGGTATCTAATGGCACAGGATGAATTTGAAATAGTGCTAAATGAGTATGCTGCTGCAGTAGTTGAGCGTGCTAAATCTAACTTGCGTATAAGTAGGCAGGTGCGAGGTAAGAAAGTTAATCGTGTTGCATCGGGCAACTTGCTTAATTCACTTACTTATAAGGCAACAGTGCGCTATAAAAAGCCAGTAGTTGACTTCACTGTATCAGGCACAGCAGGTAAGTATGCGGATGTAATTGAGTTTGGTCGCAAACCATATCCGGGACAACCTACCAAACGTCCACCATATCGCGATATCATGGAATGGATACGCATCAAACCTTTGAAGCTACGCAATAAGCAAGGGCAGTTTATCAAGTCAACAGAATCAGCAATTAAAAGTGCAGCTATTGCTATTGCAAAAAGCATAGGTGAGAAGGGTATACAAGGCATCAACTATTACACGGAAGCAATTGAAGATACATGGCCCGAATACGCGGATAAACTGATTGAAGGGT